ATTGGACTTACTAAGATTGCTTTATCTTAGTATGACTGTACATCCGGCCTCGCGGCGCTCTGTACATCCTGGCTCCACCCCCATAAATCCACTGGTGGGGGGTTCAAACTGTTCTCATTGCCGCCAGGCAAACTTGAGAACAAAGATAGTTCTGGAGACCGGTTTCCGTCTTATCAGGGCTCGTTTTGGTATATCACCTAGCGAATTGCCTGTTATGAAACCTGGGGATCTCTCAGTCTATCTATCTTTCCTTCAACAATATGGCCATCCGAGGAGCCATGTTGTTTTCCCGTTCTGTCAGGGCCGGCCTGATAGGGAAGGGTTTCTCACCCGAAAGAGACTTGGACGTATGGAACGCTGGGAGCTTGCTCTCAGCATTGCATCTCTTAAACGCAGCTTGCCTAACAGCTGCAGCGTCCACTCGGAATCTCCCCTCGATGCCTGGCGAGCAACGAGGTTCTCCATCCCTCCCCCCCCTCCTCAATCATATGCCCATTTCGCCAGAATGGTCGCATATGAGCTCTTTCCCCCTGGTTGGGACAGGACCTACATTGACCGTGTCAATGGGTTTGTCGCCAATGCCTCCTCCCGTGGACCCGGTGCGTCACGAGGGGATTTGGCCTGGGCGGGCTCGAGAGAGCTGTTCCATCTATCTGAAGTTCCTACGCCTGGTAAGAAGAGGGCTATAACCATACCCTCTTCGGATGCAGACGTCCTGGGACCTCTCCACCATACACTGTACGATGCCCTGCGTCGTACGAGTTGGCTTTTGGTGGGTCCGCCTACGGAAGGGAGGATATCATCTTTCATGGGAAACCGTCCATGGTGTACCAGCGTTGACCTTGTCAATGCTACTGATGGACTTGACTTGTCTATCTCTAGGATTTTCCTAGAGGTAGCAAACGCTACGGCTTTCCACGTGCCTATCGAGATCATGGAATTCGGATTGTCTTCTCTCAATGCGATGGTTGATTCCAAGATGATCCAGCACGGACAGATGATGGGGATCTACCTCTCCTTCCCTCTTCTTTGTTGTCATTCTTACACTGCTGCCCGTTGGGCGAGCCGTGGTGATAACACCGCCACATACCTTGTTAACGGGGATGATACCGTCATCTCTGGGCAGGGACCATTTTCCGCTCGGTCGTATCCTCCGGGGTATGAGCTGAATGATAAGAAAACAGTGCGGTCAGAAACCGTAGTTGAGTTGAATTCTACGGTTTTCTTGAAGAAGAGGGGTTCCTGGCGGGAGGTCAGGAACTTGAGGAGGGGCGGATTTGATCCTAGTACCTTTACGGGCATGATGAGTGGTTCCTCAGCATGCGCTTGGGCCGGTAGGCCGTGGGCTTCTGCCTTCGTCCGGTCTCGTATTGGTAAAGGTTGGAGGTTTCTTCCTTCTCTACTCGGTCTCTTGCAGACCGGGTCTCATCCTGCGTTCGCGCGGGAGAGATACCTGCGGAGGGACCTTGGGCTTCTGCCCTCGGCCCTGCCAACCCTCCCTACGGAGGTTTCGGAGGTATTACTGATGTGTGTTGGCACACCAGCTCCTGATGAGGTTGCTGCACTGATCGGCCATCAGTGGCAGTACGGGAGAGAGAAGGGAAAAAGAGATAAGGATATTGTCATCTCGATCGGACAATATCGTAAGAGTCTGACTTACCGATGTCAGAATAGACGAGCTCTCTTCACGCTCGCAAGGAGGAGGGGATTCGGCACCTGCGAATCGTACCTCCGTGAAGGGTCCCCTAGGTCGGGGAAGAATAGACCGGTATATTTCGTCCCTGAGAAATATATGTCTTGGAAAGAGCAGATAGGCATCATAGAGTCAAGTAAGTGGAAACTATGATGGGCAGAACTATGTGGCTGGTCTCGTTTGTCGAGGGGCCGACATGTCTGGTTGCATGCTATCATCCTTTATCATCTTGTCGTCCTGCCCATCTATGGAAAGGAACGGTGTACCGTAGTACCTTTACATCGGCAATGTATTAACATGTGTGCGTTCCCACATGAGGTGCGAGGTTGCCGGCGACCAGCGCGTGATCCACCTGCGGTTAGACCGTTGTTGTAACGCAAGCGGGGAGCTCCGTGACGGAGCCATGGCTGTCAAAGGTCATATGATGATGGGGGGGTT